ATGCGACTTGACTAGGCGTAACTGGATGGTCGAGGTATGCCGACCACAATTCACTGATCCTTTTATGGTTTGTGTAAGGGTGACCATAGACCGATCCCCTTGTATGCACCAGGTCGACAACATCTGCCAGCAGCTTCTCAGTTTTTGTCATAGTCAAATACCTCATCGGTTTTGATCTTGTTTTGGATCATACGTCGGTGCATATCGAAGCCATCCTTACGGCCCCTCCAATAGTAAGACTGCTTCATATCATCGATCCGCATAAGTAGTAGCCAAGTAGCCATACTCAGCCCTATAAATAAATATACAGCTAGTTCAAGTGTCATTTTGTAGCCCAATCTATGACCACATATTTTGTGGCACAGGCATAGTGTTGCACCTGTGTATGACTTTGTGGATTATTTAGGGCTGTTTTATTATAACGATTAGATAACGTTAATATCTTCGAGGTCGTCGATATGGTCATCGATAGTGCGCTCGGCGTACTCTGTATTAAGCCCCATAGTGTCTGCCTAATGCTGTGAATGAGCCATCCTTGTTTATTGGCACCAGGGTTGGTGTCAGGGTCTTGCCTATGACTTCTAGTATAGCAAACCCCATCTGCCAATTCGCTGCAGAATAGCGTAAATAAGAGGCTTTTTGTCGATTCATTAGGTTTCCTACCTCTAGGCCATATAAAGGCCTGTAATGGCTTCCTACGGCCTCTGTATAGGCACTCATACCTAGTCTGTGGGTGTGTCCACACAATACTGATTTACCCCATTTTTTAGCCAGGTTAAGAGCTGTAATACCTGCGTGCTGACTGATATTCCCTTCGTCTCCGTGAGCCATCACCCAGTTTGTGCCAGGTATTTCATACGGCTGTTTTGAATAGGTTATGCCAAGACCAGCAAAATCCATAAATTTTGCATATTGCAACTCTGGTAAGCTGATTAGGCCTGGCACCTTTAATAAAGTGCTATAAAGGCGATCACTATGATTACTGCGCTGTACAATACATTCTTTGCTGTATTCGCTGAGATCCCACAATATTGATTTAGTAAGCTCACGATCAGCGTGAATAGTTTGCTCATAAGCCAAAGGTGTTTTCTCGGCCCATCGGCTAATCGTTTGAAAATCAATCTCATCCCCGACCACCAGTACAGAATCAAACTTCTCCCGCCTCGCTAACTTAATTACATTTTTTACAGCTGCCTCGTGATGATAGGGCACCTGTAGATCTGATATGACTAAATACCTAATCTTCATCCTCATCGAAATCATCAAGTGGGTTTTTAATAGGATCTTTTGTATCTACGATCCAGTCTGGATAACTTGACCTATCCATCGCAAAGGCTAAAGCTGTGCCCTCATCCATTCCAGACTTACGGCACGCCATATAAACCTCATTAGCTGCTATTGCCCAGAAATCTAGTTTAGTAAGTACAGGCTCTTTAGTAGTCCTACGCTTACGTACTGGCTTCTTCTTAGGTTTGCGTTTAGTTGCCATATTAAAATTATGACTTACTGATTAACATAAAGAGATCATCGACACGCTTCTCTAGCCGTGTTAATTGATCCTTCATACTAGAGCCACCATTCGGGCGCAACTCATTAAGCCAGCCCTTAACTAGAAAACGTAATCCTATTAGCCCGCCTGATAGCACGGCCATAACGCCAGCGCCAAAGCCAGCCCATTCTGTAGGACTCATTTTTCATCAGCACCGATGCCATAAGCATTGTCGGATTTGTCTAAAGCCCTAGCTGCTGGCCCTGCTAATGCTGCAACTACTACAGACAGTGCTGGGTCTAAACCTAATTCATTACTTGCTAAGAATGTTAAGAATGAAACCAATACGCCACGTGCGTATGACTTTAGTATCGCCTTCTGTTTTTTGCTTATCTTCATATCTTGCCCCCTATTAGTGGTATATCGAACGGCTTACTATCTTTATCGCCTAACTTTGTAAAGCTAATGTGTATGTGTCGCTTGTGTGGATTAATGCCTTTGTACTTACGCCACTTCCAGTTTAATATCTTCGAGCATATTCGCCCGTTGTAGATGACGTATGATAAACGTTTATCTGATTTCCCTGCGATTCTGATCTGGTCAGCCAGATAAGGTGCGAGGCTATCGGATGACTCCAGCCTAGAATTAATATCAACTGCTCTGACCCACCCATTTGCGTCTGGATTATGATCCGATTTTCTGGAGGAATGGCGACTATCGCCCAGCCATCCTTCTGGACTCTTAGTACTCCTATCTGGAAACCACGTATCAACTTGATCTCTTAACTGCACACCAGCTGCACATAGTTTAGGTTTAATTGTCATAATCTTTAAGGATTATGCTAAGCCTGAAAATATAAAGGTGCAATCTCAGGTATTAAAAGACTAGCCTCTAGTTCGCTCAAACCAAGTCTTTCAATAACCGCTAATCTTGCTGCCACCTTTGCTTCTCTTTCAGCAATTAAAGCATTTTGTCGGGCTAAAGTTTCTTGGTTTTCTGCTTCTCGTTGTGCCAAGAAATCTGTTAATTCTTGCCCCTTTAATTCAATTTCTTGGTCATCAATGTTGATGATTACTTTATTAGATGGCATAACCATATACCTCAACTTTTCCTGTCATTGTTCCTGTTGTTGGATAAATAGTCAATCCTGTGTAAGAAGTGGTTACAGTTGATGAACCACCTTGATAACCTATTGCTGTATCACTTCCTCTATATCTATTTACAGCATTTGTATAAGTTGTGTATGCGGTTGCAAAAGGATTAAATATTTGATAATGTCCAGTTGCGTCATTAGCGGTTGATTCTAAATAATTAAATTCCCAAGAACTTATTGTGCCTGTGCCATCACCAGTAATCGTAGTAGTAGACATAGCAGAATTCAATCCAAGTCCCATACTCCTATAATTATTTGATGTGTTATCTGAACCGCCAACTCTAAGTCTTGCTCTAATTGCAGTTTGCGCACTTGTAGAATCAAATGTTGCTAACATTAAATAATTTCTATAAGTTGCTGAAAAAATATCGTTCATACTCTGACCTGATGAGCCTGAAAAGGTATAGGTATTAATTTTAACCAAAGCACCGCTTGAAGGTGCAGCCCATTTAAGACCAGTAGTTTCCGCACTATCCGCTACAAGTGTGTGGCCGTTTGTGCCTACTGGCAATCTTGCGTCAGTTGTGGAGTAAGTATAAAGATCGCCCTTAGTAGTTAAAGGTGATCCGCCACCTACTGCTACCCAAGCACTACCGCTATAAGTTAAAACTTGATTGGTGTCTTTTAGATAACACGCATTACCTTCTTGTGGTGATGTTACAGCTGCATCTCTAGCTGCTGCGCTGGCAAACACCCAAATACCTTGCATCAAGTAGCCATCGACATCGGCGGCGGTCAATACCTCGCCTGTAGTAAAATCCTTAAACCCTAAACCTGCTGCCATCTCTACTCCTTAGTAACTTAGGACATTATAGTCTAAAGTGCCATAAATGCTATTATTTAGGATAAATGCATCTATAACGGGCTCTAGTGTCGTGAACGTGGTTTTCCAACTATTCGGGGTAATTGCCATCCGTACCCCAAAAATCTGTAAAGTCTTTTCTAAAAGCGATCCGCCAGGCTGGGTAGTCTTAACTGTAATCGGATCAAAAAAATCTAAATCTAAAGCTGCCAATATACCTGAGTTGTAATTATCGGTGTATAGATCTAGGACTATGGCATCTACTCGTATAGAAGTTTCTTGCCTACTAGCCACATAAGCCTGGGCATAATCTAGGGCTACTGCATCTGACTGCATTAACAGATTATCTAAAAAATAACTATGCAAAAAGTACTTATCTATGCTGGCTTGGTTTAGGGCTACCTGTGGCGATCCACCAGCTCTAGTGATAGTGGCTTTATTAAATACCAATACATCGTTTAATATCCAGGTAGCATCAAAGTAATCTATGCCTGTGCCATTATCTGCAAAGACTGTAGGTGTGCCACCAATAGATCCAGCAGTTACGCCTCGATCTTGAAATACAAAGTTATTATCGGCACTAACATAGATAGCGCCATATTCAGATTCTGTAGCAGTTTGTAAAGCCTGTAATGCTGTGCGGTTAGTGCCTGGATCTGCCTGTAATGTAGTAAGACCTGCATCTATATCACGCTGTGATATTGGCCAGTCAATTTCATCTAATATCTCATTGATGCGAGTACCTGATAGATCGCCAGCAGTAGCGCCAGTAACAGTGCTTATCTGTGCTAATTGGGCCAATCTAAAAGCATCTACAGCTTGTATAGTAGTAGTCGCTACATCCTCTGATTCTTGTGGGTAGGTAGTTACATAACTTGTAATAAAACCTGCAAATATAGGATAAGTAGTAGAACCATAGGTAGCAGTAATCTGCACCTTCTTCATAGGTGTTAATAAATTGTAATAAGGCCCTGATACGTTTTGTGGGTTAAAATCGCCATTTTGATCTACTATACGTAAAATAAGCGATCCTGTTTGAAATTGATCGCTAAGAGCAGTACGGCCTCGATTAGTTTCAATTCTATTTA